CACCCCTTGGCTGATAGCGTCCGATCGCCTCGAAAAATACTCGCGAACTTTTATCCGGCATAGCAAGCCGCTGCTGGCTTCAATGCTGGAGGCGTTCCCGCGCCTGGAAAATTATGTTGACGCCCGAAACGTGGCCGCTAAGCAGTGGCTGCACTGGATGGGCTTCACGCTTTATGACCCGGTACCGGCTGGACCTCACGGCCTGCCGTTTCATCGTTTTACCCTGGAGAAAAAATAATGTGCGGACCAGTAGCCGTCGGCGCGGCGATGCTCGCAGCAACCGCTGTAAGCGCTTATGGGCAATATCAACAATCCCGTTACCAGTCGGATCTGGCTAATTACAACGCTGATGTTGCTGAGAATTCAGCGAAAGATGCTGTGAACCAGGGCAATGCCCAGGCGGCGCAGCAGCGCGAGCGAGCTAGACAGCTCTCCGGAACGCAAGCGGCAACGATGGCGGCGAACGGCGTAGATTTAGGCGGCGGCACAGCTGCAGACGTTTTCGCCGATACAGCTGGCATGGGAGAGCTGGACGCACTGACTACAGTGAATAACGCGCAGCGGCAGGCATATGGACTTCAGTCTCAGGCGTCCGGTCAGCGCGCGCAGGCTTCAGCGACGAAGACCTTTGGCAACATGCAGACTGGGACAACGCTGCTTAACGGCACGCTGGGTGCTTATCAGGGCTTCAGTATGGCCGGCGGATCTCTTTCTTCGCTTACCAGCTCCAGCAGCAGCGTAGGCAGCGGATCGAACATGTTCGGCGGTCTGAAAAACAGCAGTTACGGCAGCAATAAATTCACGTTTTGAGGGATAGCGAATGCCAACGGTACCTACTTACAACGGCCGCCAGGTTCAGACTCAAGCGCTGCCGACGCCACAATTTAACGTTCAGACGTCGCCAGAAACATTCGGTGCCGGATTCGGTGAGGTTGGCTCACGGATCGCCGGCGTCTTCGCAGAGGAGCAGCATAAAGCCGGCGTGGCACAAACGCAGGATGCGCTGCTGCAGTTTAAATCGTTCGCCGACGACCAGTTCAACAACACAGATAACGGGCTGTATACGAAGCAGGGGAAAAACGCTATCGGCCAGGCCGAACCTGTGATGGCCAATATCCGCGGCAAGGCGGACGAGCTGATGCAGCAGGTGCCGGAAAGCATGCGTCAGCAGTTCCTGCAGCAGGTTAACGAATATGGCCAGCAGTACAAAGGGCAGGCGAGCCGCTACGAGATAGGGCAGATGCGCCAGTATGAAGACGGTCAGTTCAAAGCGCTGCAGGAAAGCACAGTCACCACGGCGCAGGGGCAGTACGGCGACCCGGCAGCGTTCACCTCTACCGTTAAGCAGGGCTTTACCGCTATCGACCAGTTCGCCGACGCCCACGGATGGAGCGACGAGGAGCGGGCCAACGCCAAAAATCAGCTGAAAGAGCGTTCCGCCGATGGCGCGCTGTCGGCTGCGGCAAACCAGAACTATATGGACTTCATCGCTGCAAACGGTGAGCCCGGCGATTTTGACGGTGCCGTCCGTGTCAGCGGCACGGCGGGCGACGCGCGCGGGCTGCGGAACAACAACCCCGGCAATATCGAGGCGGGGAAAAATAACTGGGAAGGCCAGGCGGGCAGTGATGGGCGCTTTGCAAAATTCGTGACGCCTGAGCACGGGATCCGCGCGCTCGGCAAAAACCTGCTTTCCTACGGCGATAAAGGGTATGACACGGTCAACGAAATCGTTAACCGTTGGGCGCCGGCCTCAGATGGCAACAATACCGATTCATATGTGAAAGCGCTCTGCGCGCAGCTCGGCGTAAAGCCAGACGATCAGCTGAACATGACCGACATGAACACGCTGAAGAAGCTCTGCGCTGGTATCGTCAAGCATGAAAACGGCAGCATGCCTTATTCGGACAGCCAGCTTGATACCGGTATCCGCGCCGCGCTGGGCGTCACCGCGCTGGAGTCGCCAAAACGCTACACCGGTAACGCGGCATTCGATGCTGCCAGCACGCAGGCGCAGGCGTCATACCTTCGCCAGGCTAAATCTTTGCAGAACGAGGCTCGCACTCAGCTGCGCTCTCAGCTCACCGACCAGATCAGCGATGCCAAAGCTGCCTATCTGCGAGGCGTAGAGTTTCCGGACGCGCCGCGCAAAGACCAGTTTGTCGCGGCCTTCGGATATCGCGAAGGGGTTCAGCGTTTCGCGGATCTCGAAAATATGCGCGTCGCTGGGCAATATATCGGCTCTTTCCGCAACATGCCGACCAGCAGCATTACCAGCTACGTCGCGGACCTGAAAAACCAGGTGGGAACAGGTGAAGGTGTTGCCGGTCGCGCTGATGCATTCGACCACGTCCAGGCCGCCGCGAACCAGGTGATCAGCCTGCGGCAGTCGAACCCATATCAGGCCGCGATGGACATGGGCGCTTATAAGCCGATCGCCAGCAATAATCCGGACGACATCACCGCAGAGATTAAGAACCGGACAGCCGCCAGCGACCAGCTGAAAGCGCTGGGCATCAACGCCCCGATCCTCTCTAAGGATGAAGCGACCGCAATCAGCGAGCGCGTGCGCGGCACCACAGACGTTAATCAGTCGGTGGCGCTGCTCCAGTCTTTCGGTCGGGGGCTACAGCCGCAGGCGCTGCGCAGCGTGGCCGCCGCCATTGCGCCGGACAGCGCGGCGACGGCATATTCAGCGCTGATCCTCGGTGCAGCAGATAACCAGTATGACAACCGGTCGCCGGTCATCCCCTACAGCCAGTTCGTCTCTTATAAGCCGACGATGGATAAATACGAGGTGGCGAAAACCATCTTGCAGGGCGATCAGCTGATCAACCCGACGAAAGCGCAAAAGGACGCGGGCATCACTGCCGTTAAGCTTCCGGCGGATGACAAGCTGAAGCAGACCTTTGACGACGAGATCGGCACTGCTTTTTCCCACAATCCGCAGGCGCGCCAGATGGCGTGGTCGATTTATAAATCAGCCTACGCCAGCCTGGCCTACACCAACGGCGACGGGGATGGTGTGAACACCAAATCAGTGGACAGCGATATCGCCGAAAAGGCTGTGCAAATGGCGACCGGTGGCGTGCTGAAGGGCTTCAATGGCGGTGACGTTGTGATGCCGTTCGGCATGGATAAATCCACCTTCAAAGACCGCTATACCGCTGCCGCCGGCGAAGCGCTCAAAGCAGCAGGGCTTAATCCGGCAGCACAGTCAAACTTCATTCCCGTCAACGTTGGCGACAGCCAGTATCGTCTGGTTACCGGCAGCGGCCGCTGGGCAACCGATCCGCGCACCGGCGCGCCCATTACCGTGAGGGTCCAGTAATGTCCGATTTATTTTCCCTGGCGCCTGAAGGGCAGGCATGGGCCGACAATCAGGCCGCAAACAAACCAGCGCAGCCAGATGATTACGACCCGTCCTGGTATGCAGGTTCTGGCTCGGCGTTTTTCCGTGGCGCGGCAGAGGGAACGCTTGGCCTGGGGCAGACGTTGGTGGGGGCAGCAAAGCTTTCGCCGACTTACAGCGCGCTGCGCGGCAACTTCCCTGAACTGGACGAAGTTGTTGATCAGGGGTTTAACGACCTGCAGAAGTCACTGAACGATGCCCGCAACGCGGTAAAGCCAGCCCCCAACAGCCAGGGGATCGCCGCTGACATACTGGAAGGGCTTGGTACCTTTGCCCCTGCTATCGGCGCTACGGCTCTCGGTGGGCCGGTAGCGGGCGGCGCGGTGGCGTTTGGCAGCACCTACGAATCAACGCGGCAGGACTTTCTGGGTAAAGGCGTAGATGAGAACACTGCTGGCACGCTGGCGCTGGAGCAGGCAGGCGCGAACGCGCTGGGCATGGCTTTACCGGCAGGCGTCGGCGGCCGTCTGGTAACGCGGCTGCTTTCCGGCGTCAGTATCAATACCGGATTTGGCGCTGCGAACCGCTTCGCCGTCGGCGAGACGCTGGAGGAAAACGGTTACGACGAGCTGGCAAAACAATACCGCGTCTGGGATAAGCAGGCGCTGCTGGTGGATGGCGTGCTGGGTGCCGCGTTCGGCGGCGTGCATCACCTGACGTCGCCGCGCGCCGATGCGCCACTGGCAGACCCTGCACCAGCATCAGCTGGCGAACCTGCGCTTTCTTCTGCTGAAACTGAGTTACCTGCTGGAGAACCGGCAGTCACCTATGATTCCCGTGTTGCCGAAATGCAGGAGCTGGCCGGGCAGCTAATCAGCCGCGGCGACCGTAAGGCGCTGGCGCAGGAAATTCACGATCTGCAATATCAGCACGATCAGGCCACGGCACAGCTGCAGCAGGTAAAGAACACTCCGCTTTCAGGAAGCGGCAAGGCTCTGGCGCAGGCGCGCGCGCAGCGCACCGCTCAGGTAAACGAGCTTGATATGCGCATTGGCCTGCTGAAAGAGCAGATCGACCAGCGCGGCGCCACGCTGGCGGACAGCAGCGCCGGCGGGCGATTCTATGAAGCGAAAGCCGACCTGACACGCCTGCAGCAAGGCCTGGTGCCGGAAAGCATGCGCGGGCTGGTACCGGAGGTGCAGATCAAGCCGAGCGACATCGACGCGGCGCACGTTATGAATGAAGGTATGCATTACGATCTGGAGTCATCGCCTGTCGTTCATGCCGACAACGGCAGCCTGAACAGCCATGTGGCGGCGATGGATACTGCGTCGCGGCAGCTTATGGCCGGCGAACTGGTGAACGTCTCTACGGCGATCCGGGGGCTGGATGGTGTCATTCACCCTGACGCTGCAACGATGGGAGCGGAGCAGCAGGCGACCATCCGCGACGCATACCGCGACAACGGTATTCCTGAAGTTGTCAGAGAAGCGCCAGCGCCAGAAATCCCCGCGGTGCGAGAGGGAAGTGCATTCGGCGGGGCGCGTGCAGAAAAAGCCGCAGCGCCAGAGCATATCAGTGCGGACCCCGAAACCGGCGAGATTATCTCTTCAAACAGCTATGACCTGATGGCCGCGCGTGACATGTCACAGGCGAATGGTGAACTGATGGTGCCGCATCCGGATACCGGAGAACAGGTTAGCCTGGCGGAGGCGCTGGCGGACCTGGATAATCAAATCGCAACCGCGCAGAAAGAATCCAGCGTTTACAGCGTAGCCGCTACCTGCTTCCTGAGGAACTCATAATGAAACAAGCCTGTATCGATGCAATCACTCAGACGCTGGGGCGCCAGCCCGCCGCCGCTGAATTGCAGAACATTGAGGATCGCATTAAAGATGCGGTGCGCCAGGTATCCCGCACGAATGCCAAAAACGGGAAGGGCGGCATGCCCGACGCTGAGACATACCGGCAGGCGGCTGACCTGGTGGCGCGCCGCGTTGTTCACGACGTTTTCAAAAAGCGCCAGCGTCTG